TCACCATATCAGTTACATCCATATTAACATCAGGTGATTCACTTGTAAAGGATTGGGCTGAAGCACTTACAGTTAACACATCTCCACCAGTAGCTGTCCAATTACTCGCACCACCACCACGAGGGAATGCATAATTTTCCCAACTACAACCATTTGTATTTTTTGGATTATCTCCAAACCTACCGATACCTTCTGACCATGATCTCGATACTGCTTGAGCTGATAAAATATATTGTGAATCTGAAAACTCAGCATTACCTTCAGCTTCATAAAGTCGTAAATAATATTTAGCATCTGAAGCTATAGTTCCATCCGAAACTGATTTAGATAACTCTGTAAAATCCGTTCCACTAAAATTAACTAATGCTCTAGTTTGATAGTCGAATGTACTATTAAAAAATTCTTTTTTAACTTCAAGTATTTGGTCTCTCCCAAAGTTTTGGTCTTTAAAAGATTCACCTGTTACATTTGATGAGCCACTCGATATCCAAGTGTCTGCTGTTGGAAAAATAAAATGATGCATTATCTAACCCTCCCTTGTATATTTTGATTTGGATTCTTTAATTCAAAAACCGTTGGTGTCGATGATTGTGGTGGTAATATGATTGTCTTATCATCTGAAACAGATGTTGCAAAATCATACTTATAACCATAACCTGTAGTTCCACCACTTGCAACAATGTATCCAGAATTAGGATTATCATCTCCATCTGTATCAATTCCAGTATCTTGTGTAAAAGAATAAGTATATGTTGGTGAAGTTAATGATTCACCATCACCACTATCTTGTGGATAGAAATAATCATAATCTTGAGTAATGGTGACATGACCAATTGAACGAACACCTTCAACACCCATTAATTCATATTCTAATTGACTTTTAAAAATTGGTTGATTAAATTGCATTTTATTTATATTAAAATAATCTTTTATTTTTTGAATACATTTTAATTTTACTTCTTGCTTGTTTGCATATTTTTCAGCAATCACATCAAACATTACACCAAAGTTTACAATATACCCATCATTCAATGTAACAACATCCGTCATTAATTTAAAGTTTTCTAAATATTTTTTTATGTTTGACATTAAAGTCAATGGTAAATTATCATTCGTTAAAGTTGTTATTGTATTTGGATTACCAACCAATTGTTTTGTATTATTATATCCTAATACATAAATGTTTATTGTTCCCAATTCTAATTCTCTAGTTAAATTAGATATATCTGGTGTTTCTGGTAGAATTTCTAACATAGTACTGAAATTGGGAGTTCCAGACCAATTACTCGTAACGAGACTAGCTATTGAATCAAAAATTGTCAACATTCTATCATGTGGTGGATTTACTCGTACATCTTGATAAAATTGATCATTGGAGTTAAGACCACCAATATAATTCATTAAATCCCTAAGTGTCTGAATTGCCTTCCTATAATTAGGACTAACTGCATTCAAATAATTTTGGAATGCAGTTAAATTAGTACTACCTGGAATAATAGGAGCTTCTCGTGTCACATATGCTTTTGCTATATTTCCGAACTTAGCTGGTATGTTTAACACTCTAGCTTCGTAATCTTCTTTTGTTACACATCTGTTTTGTGTTGAGAAAAATGCTTTGGCTTTTTCTTTTATTTCAATTGTATCCTCTTCATCTTTACCACCACGAGCTGGATTGTTGTTTGTAACTTTTGTTAAAGTTGCTGTTCCTAATGAAGGTGATGTAGTTGGTACATTTGTTAAATCATTACTTGGTACATTTGAATTAATACCACCACCTACACGATATGTTACTGTCAAAGTTGTGTTGTTTGGTGTTTCACCTAATGTTGAATACTCATCACCCAATAATGGATTGATTGAATCATTTAAATCATTTGTTTGACCAGGTACTATAATCCCAACTTGTTCCATATCAATGAAACTCCCATCAATTAAATTTCCATCTTGTAAAACTCCATTACCAAAAAGTAATGATGTGCTGTTATCTTGATTTGTTTCACGAGTAAATCTTTTTGATGTTTTGATATATGATAATGAAAAAGGAACAGCCTCTGGAACAGATAAGCCAGTGTCATCGGCATATGCTGAATCTCTATTAACATCATCGGTATAATGAGTTGCAACTGGAACTTTATCCTGTGCTAAGAAATCAACTTCATACCAATTATTTCCATTCGTATCAATAACAGAAATAATATCAATTACATCTGTATCAGGTATAGTAATGGTTTTAAATTTCTCAGGAACTCCAATTTGAAATGAAAGTGTTTTTTGAGTCGCACTTACAGCCTTTACAGTCCTCGATAATGTATAAGATGTAGCTAAACCATTAGCATCAACTGCAGCAATTGTTTCAGTATCATTAGAACCTGTAATTCTAAAATCAATTGGTTCTAATGTTGTAAAAATAGTTTCCGAATTAGAATCAGCAGTTATTTCAATACCAGAATTGAAAACACCAGCATGTGAGTAATCTACTTTTGATACATCACCACTTGAAGCATTAACATCCGATGAGAATGTTAAATCAACATAAGCCGGTACAATAGGTTTTACTTTATATCCAAACATCTTAGCCATAGTGATTATGTTTCTTCTCTCTTCAGCTAAAGGGAACATCATTTCTTTATATTGCTGGTCTATATAAAATGATAAAACATCACCCACATAAGCATTCATTTCCAACAACATCATACCAGGTGATGTTTCATTAAAATCACGATATGTATCTGGAAAATAAGATTTTGCATAATTCATCAAAGATTCTTTTAATGATGCAAAATCTTTATTTAAATAATTTACATTTGATTCTTTAAAATTTTCATTACCATATGTTGGCATATTTCATCTCCGTATTAATTTTCATCATTTATATCACTTGAAAAATCTACCATAACCGAACCCAAAGTATTTGGATCTTGTTTAATGTTAAATAATATTTTAACTCGTATTTCATTAGTTCCAATATCTGTTGTATCGTTACTACTTAAAATTTGTATATCTCTTACCTCAACAAAAGGTAGCCAAAATTCAAATTTGTCTAATATAGAATCTTGAATATTTAATAAATTTTCTTCTGTAATATTTTCAAACAATAACCTTCTTAAATCTAAACCTAAGTTTGGTTGAAAAAATCTTTCACCCTCATTGGTTTGTAATAAATTTCTTATGTTGTTTTTCACAGCTTCAATGGTTGTTGAAGTGGTTGCAAAAAATCCATCTAACCCATCATCTCTACGAATTGGTAAATCAATACCAATTTTAACTTTAGTATCATTATCTTCAATAAAAGGTTTTCTTGATGTATCTTTTATAGCCATTATAATAAGTCCTCGATGTCTTCTCTAAATAATTCAACGGATGTAAAGCTTCTAACACCATCTATATCTGATACATCAAACCCATCTTGGGAATCAGGATCTCCACCAATAAACGCATATCCAGTTGATTGTAAAATACCTGTAGTTCCACCATCTGTAGCGACATCTATATCTTTTGTTAAGATTCCATTAGTCCCATTATTAAGTGGAACTTGTATTGGTGGGCTACTAATACCACCGGGAAAGGGAATATCAGTACTAGTCACTGTTGGTTGAATATCACCTTGTTGTGGTGGTATTTTGAAATCTTCCAATATAACATTAGCAGCTAATCCAGTAATTCTAAACTGACACTTTGTTAAAAAGTTTACAATAGCATCAACTTCAAGTTGTACTTGAGTCTCCAATGTTTCTTGAGCTTGTTGTATAGCCTCATCATTAGCTCCGGAAAGTTTCAACCCCTCAACTTTAGCATCAATTAAGTCTTGTTTTAATCCCATTATTATCTTCCACCCTTATTTTGAGATTTTTCTTTTGATTTTTCCAATACCTCACTATAATCTTTATTAACAAATTGAGCCATTGGGTCACTTGAAGGAACAACCTGTGGTGATGCTCCACTCATCGTATCACCATATTGTCTGCCAACCAATTCATTCATTCTATCAGAAGTGTACTCACCTCCACCCATTGTTTTCCAATCACCATCTTGAGCTGTTTCATTCAATACATCATTTAATACTGAATTATCTGTATATGATTTTTTCTCAACTATTTTTTTAGGTTGTGGTTGAGATTCAATTGGTTGTTTCAATTCAGTTATCACTTCTTTGATAGCCATCGCAACTTCTTCTCTAACGATTTGTCTTATTACAGTTTTAATATTTGTTTTTTTCTTCTTCATAATTACCTCTTTATGCATTTGGTTCTATAAAATGTTTTGTACTTAAAATTTGGTCTATCTTTTGTTCTATTTGTGTTATCTTGGTATTTACTCCACCAGGAGCTCCAGTTTCATCAGCTAATGGAATTGGTGCACCTTGACACATACCTTGTGATGATTTTATAACCGCTAGTGTTTCTTTTAGTAACTCCAACAATGTTGTTCCTAAAACCATTGATTCCATTGTATCTTCTCTATCCGTTGGATTACCAATAAATGTTCTTTCAGAACTTATTATTAAATCTTGATTCGTAGAGATTGTTAAATGTCTACCAGTTCCAATATGTATATCTTTAATGGATGATAAATAAATATCATCAATTTTTGTATTAATTGTAATCCTATCAGAGTTTATTAAAATTTGATTTGCGTTTTCACCTTTTTTAATTTTAAATGCATCAGGATCAACTTCTGAAGATAATTCTTCTTCTTTTTTAGAACCATATAAATAAATCAAATCTTGTACATCTTGATTATTATTAACATTTGAAACTAATGTACCCATAAATCTATTTGGTTCCTGTAAAGTATCCGATGATAAAATGAATCCTGGTTTTATTTCAGCTTCATATTCAAGTGAACGGCCGTCAGGTCTAGATTCTCCAGCAGCTAAACTTTCATTTTCAGGAACTAATTCACCCCCAAAATGATGTTGTAAAGTACCATGTGAAGTTATCCCAATTAAACTACCATCTGTAATAGATTCATATATATTATCAGGTCCTCTCTCATTTGATAAATAAATATATGGGTTATCACTTCTACTACCAACACGAATACTATTTCCATGTCTACCTTCAATTATATAATCACCTGTTGTCTCGAAGTTGGGAGGACCAAAATCTAATTCAGCTGAACTCATTTTTGATAATCTTTTATATAAAACATCTTTATTAAAATTATCACTGGTAGGATCTAAATCACTAATAGGTATTTCAACTGACTCTTGTAGTAAATCTATTTCCTGTCTATTTAACATATCATCATTCCAAGTAGGATTATTTGAATTTGAATTTACAGGACCCAAATAATAATTTATCTTACCCATAGTGCAAAGTATGACAGGATCTCCTTTTACTGGAACTTCAGTCATACCTCTAAGTAGTGGATAATATCTGTTGTCTTCACCCAAATTACTATTTCTAACATATGGTTTATCTGTTATATGTGGTTTAGCGATAATTGTATTAATAGTATTCTCACCTGCATATCTTAAACTTGTAGATGAATAAACTACATCTACTACAATACCAGGAACAAATTGTATGTAAAATTCCAAAGGATAATCATTTCCAGCAAATCCTTTTATTGTTCTTCCAGGTATTTTAGTAAAGAATGAACCCATTTAACTCTCCGAAAATCCTTTTGATATTGTTTTATCTTTTATGGTTTCAAGTCTATGACTTTCTTTCTGTAAATCATCTACAGTATCTTGAAGTGTTCCCATAAGTTCTTCCTTTTCTGCATCCGATAATAACATTGATTCATCAGATTCACCACTTGATTTACTTATAATTCTCTGTAGTACACCAGCCAATTTAACGAGATGTTCATCGTTTCTAACAGCAGTATCCATATATTCCTTTATAATAGGTGCAACCAATACCACATCATCAATGGTTGTTATGAATCCATGTATCTCCGATATTAGTAAATCTATTTGAACTTTACGCTTTGTAGTGTTTTCGTAAATATCTTTTGTTAAATCTTGAAAGGTTTTACCCTCAAATATTTCTTTTTCGTCTGACATACAATCTCCCTATAGATAGACTTGTTCATATATAAATATAAAATTTGTGAGAAATTGTCTGAAATAAAAAACCCACATTTAAGTGGGTTTAGTATTTAAAAGAATGAACCTGAAAAATTGTGGACTATTGAACCTTGTTTATGATAAATATTTTGAAGTTTTTTATAGTGTTTCTTCAATACATTAACAACTGATGTTATATGAGCTGTTTCAACATCTGTCATTTCTCTGATTAAGATATAAATAGCTTTTTTATTAAAGTTTTCAATATCATCTCTTTGTTTCATCAAATCAACAATAGCATATCCTATTCGTAAATCTCTATCTTTTTTAAATATAGTGTTCATATTCGAATCAAAATATTCTATAATTTCATTCGTTAATGTTATCATATCAGATTCGGTTGAAATATCACTACTTCTATGCCTATCCAATACATCCATTTTATCATGAGTTTTTAATTTTTTATAATTGTTATTATTGTGAAGAATCAAATAGTTTTTAGCCACTACTGAAAAATAACTAAATGCCTTTGAACCTTTTGTGTGGTCATATTTATGCATATTCATTACCATAAAGGCTACTACCTCATGTTTTATATCCTCAAACCCATAATCAAAATAAGTAAACTTAAATGTGTTTATTATATTTTCAGCTAACTTATCAAAAGCTGCATGTATTCTCTTCCCATATATGACATTTCTTTCACTGGGATTAACCGATGAATTATATTCCACCACAGCATCTTGAACCTCTTGACCAAAATAAACTTTACGCTTTTTCTTTTTTGTTATTTTTTTAATCTCTGCTTTTACATCATTAACTTCTTTAGTTTTCTTTTTTGGCATCTTGTGTCTCCTCTTCAAATATTCCATCTAAGGATAATTGAATTTGTTTTAATTGTTGAAAGAAAAAACCAGTCTCATCGTCTGATTCATAATGTCCTTTAGAATCTACAAGTTTCATTTTATCTGTTGAGAATTTTATCACTTGTTGAATTTCTAAAATCAATTCCTCGTATTGCGTTATTCTTCGTAAAGAGTAATACACCAATAAAGATGTAAAGACACTTATTAAAAAAAATAATATTGTTAATAACCACCACATATTATCTCCTAATTAGCAAACAACTCATCAAAACTTTTTTTGAGGTTGTCTACTTGTTTTTGTTCATCTTTTGTTTTTGGAACTTTTGTATTTACAGGCTCATCAACTTCACTACCCCGTTTCCACTCATCCGATTCAATATATGTTGACATCATATCAGCTTGATGTAAGATGTGGGACATATTAGAACGAAGTCCAAAGTCAGGATTGTAAGACATTAAATAAGCTTTGTTAGCTTCATCATACATTCCATCTGTTAATTTAATTCCAATGTATTCCTTATCCGTAACCTTAACATTATAATGTTGAAGTAACCATAAAGCTCTATCAGGAACTTTCATATACTGAAGTTCTGGATTGTGTGTATAAATCTCATTACGATTTTTTCTATGCCAATCCGATGTTTGTGGAATGTAATAGTCATGTTCCAAATCACCAACCTTACCTAAGTCGTGATGTAAAGCAGCAAAGACTAACTCCTCATCTGTAAAGTTTATTGTAGCTCCATTACTTTCCCACAACTCTTTTAATTGTAAAGAATGTTTTACAATGTGAAGTACATGTTCAACATATCCACCCGGCATTGCGTTGTGAAAATGTCCTTTAGCACTAGCTGGTGCAAACATCATTCTCTCTTTGAAGTCATCATAAAACTTCATAAGGTTTTCTTTTCTATCATCACCAATGTGTTTATTAATAACATCCATTAGTGTTTCCCAATTCATTTGTATTTGTTCTGCTGATAATTTTTTCATTATTCTCCTATCCATTCATAACCATATTTGGTAAATTTAATTTCTTTATATTTCCTCAAAGCATTTCTATAGGGGCTAAATTTAATTCTAACACCCCATCCAAGATATTCCAATATATCTTTTTTGTTTACAAATCCTTTATCTCTAATAAAGTCTTTTATCTTTAAAACACTTTCCGTTTCTTTTACTGAATCTAATTCAAAAACATTTTTCCAACCATCAAACCAATTAGATATTCTTTCTTCCCAAATCATATTTTCTGCTAAATTGGTAGTGTCATATGTAATAGGGTTGTCCAACATTTCATTAAATCTTTTTATAAAGTCAGCTCTATTATCATATAAATATGGATATGGGTCTTTAGCTACACTTGTCATTTCAGGATAACAAAGTTTATTTGGTAAAAGATAAGGAACACCAACAGAGAACCCATCAGTTGTTGAAATACTCCAAGCAGAATATGTTTGAAATGTTCCAACTCCAAACTTCATAGTGGATAAGAAATCCATATATTCATCACGACTTTCACACTTAACTTTTTTATTCCATGGCCTATCAACTTTTGTTAGTGTAGTGTATACTTTAAAGTCTTGTCTTTGTTCCCATATTTCATCACATATTTTTACAAACCATTCCCATCCAGTATAACCAGCACCTCTGTGATTAAATACTACTGTCTTATCTTTATAATCTTCTCTAACATTAATTCTATCAACTCCAAGATAATGTGGTTGAATTATTTTTTGTAATCTATCTAACACTCCCTGATTCCAATGTTTACTAGCTTCTTTGATTGTTAATTGTTTCAACCAATCACTATTCACTCCACACTCATCTTGCATTAATAAACCAGCGACACTCAAGTATAATGCTCTTGCTGGGTCATCTTTATGTATTCCACCTCTATCCCCATAAGGAGCATTTTGTGGAACTTCAAACCAATGTGAGTAACCAATGAACTTTGGTGATAGGTTTGAATTATTGTTTAGACAATTCGCTATCTGTAAAGTATGTTCAGGTAAATGGGTATAAACAATATCAAAATCATTTCTCTTCCAATCAACATGCTTCATAAATTGTTTTGTATTAAAGTGCTGTCTCATTGTATTAATATAAGTTGGTAACTCATATATTCTTTGATCAACATTTGGAAAATCCAATGATTGAACAAATTCAGGTATCAATAAAGTAAAATGGACTTTCCATTTTTTACTCATAAATGGTATCACATGCCTCAACACTTCAACCAAACTATCTGCTTCTAAATTATCTCTATATGTGTAATTACCATAAAGTAATATTTTATAATCATATTGAGTACTTTTGTTTTTATCTACAAAATAATCACTTACATCTTTTATCATCTTCCCACTTCTCCTAAGTATTTTTCTTTACATTGTTCCCAAGTCATACCTAATATATCCGAGTAATATAACATCTCGGGCTTTAATCTATTTTCTGTATGTAACTTGGTATATCTTTTAATTGCTTTTCTTTTCCACCACTTGTTTATATATTCAGAACCTTGAGCAAACTTTGGTCTCATAACTAATTCATCAGCATTAATTTCATTTCTTAAAAAGTCTCTACCATTCTCATAGAAAGAACTAAAGTAAACTCCTCGTTTGAATCCATGATTGTAATGTGATTTAACAATTCCTAATTCTTTAAACATATATGAAATCAATGTTTGTTTAACTCCAGTAGGAGGACCATTCACACCTTCTTTAGGTGTCATAATTTTTTTATAGTCTTCAGCTCTTTCGTCTTTCATCCATTCAAGCCAGGGTTTATAAACTGAATCATCAGGCTTCAATGCAATCTTACCAGCAGATTCACCGAGAGTTTTCCATACAGGTATTCCATTGTACATTGAATGAACACCATACAATGCTGTGGTGGTTAATCCAACCAATTCATCACCATAAGTTTTCTTCCAATGTTTTCTGAGAGATTCATCAGTTAATAACATAGCCACTAACTTACCACCAAGAAAGTTAAATCCAAATGGTTGGGTTGCTACAATGGATGTTCCAATACTTGTACATCTTAATTTACCATCTTTAAATTTATTATCTTTAGTCCAACCAATCCAATCATCTCTAACACCAAGTGAAGTAATATCTGAACCTAAAGACATCATACCTAAAACTTTATTAGTATTTCTATCTTTAGCAATTACTTTAATGTTTCTACCTGGATTAGCTACATATTCCATTGAATGAATAAGTCTTCTAAGAAGTGTCCAATTCTCAACTGATTGTTGATTCTTACTATCTACGATTTCAACATAAGGGTCAAGATTTTCTATTTCTGATATTGTTAATTCTAAATTATTT